GGGTAATATTGGTTCTGCTAGTGATACGGATGCAATAGCAATTAGTTCAGGAGGAGTTGTAACTTTTTCTCAAAACCCAGTATTTCCCGATGGTGGTACAGATATTGCTGATTTAGATATAGATGGTGGTACAGATATTGGTGCAGATTTAACTACTTCTGATTTAATTATCGTAGATGATGGGGCAGGTGGAACTAATAGAAAAGCTGCCTTATCTAGAATTAATACTTTAGTACAAACTGCTGGTGGATTTCCTTTAGCTGCTTTAGATATAGATGGCGGTACAGATATTGGTGAAGATATTGTAGATGCAGATTTATTTATTATTGATAATGGAGCAGGGGGGACCAATAGAAAAACAGCAGCTTCTAGACTTAAAACATACATTGGAACAACAGACCTTACTAGCATAGGTTCAAATGTTGTAGCTGATGGAAGTGGTACTAGGGATTTAGGAACTAGTAGTGCAGAGTGGAATGATCTTTATTTGGCAGATAGTTCTGTTATTTATTTTGGTAATGACCAAGAGATTACACTGACCCATGTAGCTGATACAGGGCTTAATTTAAAACACGCTGCATCGGGTGACGATAAGTATCCGATAATTACCTTACAAACTGGTGATACAGATATTGCTGTAAGTGATAAACTTGGTGTTATTAATTTTCAAGCACCAGATGAAACTACTGGAACAGATGCTATATTGGTTGCTGCTGGAATTGAAGCTGTATCAGAAGGAGATTTTAGTTCTTCCAATAATGCTACCAAACTTAGTTTTAAGACAGCGGCGAGTGCTGAAGCTGCTGAGACTGCATCACTAAGTTCTACAGGCGTATTTACAGCAACAAGTTTTAGTGGTTCTGGTGCTGGATTAACAACAGGAACTACGCCAATAGCTACATTGGATATTGATGGCGGTACTGATATAGGTGCTGATATTGTTGATGGAGATTTGTTTGTTATTGATGATGGGGCTGGTGGAGCCAATAGAAAAACAGCAGCATCAAGAATTAAAACTTATGTTGGCGGTGGTGGTGCTTACTTTTTGGGTGGGGCTTCAGGGGCAACAGGTGATACCACTAACGGACTTGAAGATATTTTTAGAGTAAACAGTGCAACAGCAGATACCAGTTGTACAATTGCAAGTTCAACCAATGCCAGTGCAACAGGCCCATTAACTGTTAGTAGTGGAGTTACTATTACTATAGATGGCGTTTTGGCTATAATTTAAAGAAAAGGATAAAAAATGAGCACACTTAAAGTTGATGCGTTAAGTTCAAAATCAACTGATACAGATTTAGCTATCACTGCTGATGGCTCTGGCCTAGTAGATATCGAAACGGGCTTCAAAGTATCCGGCACTGCTGGTGTTCCCACAGCGGATATTCGTGATGACGCAGTGACTTTAGCTAAGATGGCAGCGGGAACTGATGGAAATATTATTAGCTATGATGCTTCAGGTAATCCAGTTGCAGTAGCCACAGGAACTGATGGTCAAGTTTTAACCAGTTCTGGAGCAGGTGCTGTTTGTGCTTTTGAAGATGCTGCTGGTGGTGGCGCTTGGGAAGTACTAGACGCGCATACTATATCTTCTACAGATACGGAGTTTACCTTCACTAGTGGAATTGATACTACATATAACAGTTATGTAATTGTTATTGCTGGAATATTGGAGAAAACTGGTGGAGCAGCAACACTATTAGTGCAGGTATCAGATGATGGCGGAAGCAGTTGGGAAACTGCAAACTATAGATATCATACATCACTGAATACTGACAATGCTGATACATATGTTGGCGAGGGTAGTTCTAGTAATGGTTATTTAGCCATCGGGAAGTTAGCATCAGATAGTACCGCATGTACAGGGGGCTGGTTTATGTTTAATGATCCTGCAACATCAGGTCAGTATCCAACCTTCCAATGGAATGTGTCTGGTGCAACATCGAGTTCAGCCGTCGGCGGTGGTGTATGGCTAAGTACTGCCGCCGTTGATGGCATAAGGTTCTACCTTAGTACTGGCGGACAATTAGAGAGTGGTAATGCTACTTTATATGGCATTAGTCGATCATAGGAGCTGTTAATATGACTTATTTAATTATCAGGCGCTGGGACGAGGATTTTCATCCTACGTCTACAAATCGAAAAGAAGATTTATCAGAGGCCATAGCCCTTGCAGATAAGATCGGGGGTTTTTATCAAGAAGTTGATTTTGCTAATAAGAATACAAGATTCATGGTTGTGGACCCGATAACTAAAACTGTATCGTATAATCAAGCCGCTGAAGATAAGGAAAATATACAAGCACTGAGAAATGAACGAAATAGAAAACTTGCTGATTCTGATTGGATATCTACCAAATCCTATGACGTTGGGACAGCGATTCCCGGCGAGTGGAAAACTTATCGCCAAGCACTTCGCGATCTTCCAGCAAACACCGCTGATCCTACTAATATAACTTGGCCAGAGGAGCCTGAATAATGTCAACTTTAGAAACAGATTTAGTACAAGCAGCAACCGGCACGAACACGGCGCTTACGCTCAAGGGCAAAGGCACTGGTGTTGTCAAGCTTGGAGATGGAGAACTTAGTTTTCCTGATTCTGATGGTAGTGCCAATCAAGTCTTACAAACAGATGGCAGTGGAACATTAGCATTTAGTTCTATTGATACTGCTCATATAGCTGATGACGCAGTAACCCTAGCCAAGATGGCCTCTGGAACTGATGGAAATATAATTAGTTTTGATGCTTCAGGCAATCCAGTTGCAGTAGCCACAGGAACTGACGGTCAAGTTTTAACCAGTTCTGGAGCAGGTGCTGTTTGTGCTTTTGAAGATGCTGCTGGTGGTGGCAAAATCCTGCAAATTACCAGCACAAATTTCACCAACACACCCTCCATTGATAGCTCTACTTATGTATCTACGGCAATGACAGGTACGATCACCCCGACAGCATCGGACAGCACCCTCCTGATTTTTGTCAATGTTGGTGGTGTGGTTCAATCATCTGCTGTAGCCGAGTGTAGCCCTAGAATTTCTTTGTATAGGGACATCGGCGGTGGGGGTTATAGCATTGAAACAGAGTCAGACAGACAATGCTCCAGTATACGTCTTAATACAAATGCCAGCCTTGAAGCCTCGTTTACCGGCTCTATGGTTCATGCGGATTCCCCTGCTACGACGAGTGTCGTGAGCTATCGAATCTACATGTTGAATAACGGTGCGTCCGGCGCTGTCGGCCTGAACTACAACAATAACGAAAGCCATATGACCATAATGGAGATTTCAGCATGACGCAACAAGAGCAAGTGGATGCTGCTTATGTTATCAGAAGCACGTTTCCAACATCAGATTTTGTTTTACATGAGGACGGCACCTTGGATTGGTATGATAAGTCAGTACCAAAACCAACCCAAGCGGAACTTGATGGTATCGCCACTGATGTCCTTCTTATGCGGGAAATGACTTATCTCCGGGCAGAACGTAATGCCAAGCTGGCCGAAAGCGACTGGACGCAGTACAACGACTCACCACTGGACGCTGACACAAAAACTGCTTGGACCAATTATCGCCAAGCCTTGCGCGACCTTCCAGAAAATACCGCTGATCCTACTAATATAACTTGGCCAGAGGAGCCTGAATTATGACATCAACAGTTCTAACAGACGTTCTTAAAGCGAAAACGACCAACGGTTCGCTCACTATTTCCGGCAATGGCACGGGCAATGTGGATATGAAGAACCTTGCCACTACCGATGATACGCCTATGGTGTTAACGCTGCAAACTGGTGAAACTGATATAGCAGCAAATGATGTCATTGGACAAATTGATTTCCAAGCACCCGATGAGGGTACAGGCACTGATGCTATACTTGTAGCAGCAGGTATTGAGGCTGTATCTGAAGGAGATTTTAGTTCAAGTAATAATGCCACAAAACTGAGTTTTAAAACGGCTGCTAGTGAAACTGCATCTGAAAAAGCCTCTTTAAGTTCTACAGGTGTTTTTACTGCTACTTCTTTTACTGGTTCTGGTGCTGGTTTAACTGCTGGAACAACTCCTCTCGGCCCCGGCTCAAGCACCGACAATGCGATAGCGCGGTTCGATGGGACTGGAGGTAAGACACTTCAAAATTCCGGCGTTGTCATCGACGACAACAACATTCTGATTAATAGCGCCCAGCCAGCATTTCTTGGTGCGGCGACTGCCACGCAAGATAATATAACTGGCAATTCGATATCTTCTGCAATCGCGTTTGCGGAGATTTTCGACAACAATGCCGACTATGACGGGACCACTTTTACAGCGCCCGTAGCGGGCAGATATCAATTCAACGTCAATGTACGATTAGGGGGAGTGACCACCGCCGCAACCAACATCTCTATCGATTTGGTAACAAGCAATCGTGACTATTCATCGATGAGTCGCATCGATGGAAACACCGGCAACAATGCAGGCCAATCAGGGTCTTGGTGTTGCGACATGGATGCCAGCGATACGGCAGTCGTCAAAGTTTTCGGCGAGGGCGAGGGTTCCAACGTCTGGGATCTCAACATCGGAGCCGCGAAGCTGAACACATTTAGCGGCTTCTTAGTCGGATAAGAAAGGAATTAAACAATGGCTACATATACTGTGACTGTAACTGACGCCCAACTTCGGGCACTCGAACACGATCTCCCAAGTTCGGAGATCGAAGCAGACATTCAGCGGAGGCTGGATTGGGTCGTAACCCACAAATCTGAGCAGTGTCGAGCAAGGATGATTGCGGCTGGAATGCCCTTTCTGAAGGCCGATGATTCTGTAACGAGCATCCCCGTTGACGAGGATGAATTGGCCGCACTCATAAAGGCACACGCAAATTATCTTGATCGTGATGGTCGGGACGTACTGGAAAATAACGGAGGATGATGAAACAGGCGAACGTCTTGTAGCTTGTGTTCTATATTCTGGATAAGTATTAAATATTTAAAACAAGGGTTATAAAAAGTTGCTGCATTAAACTGGTTGGCCTACATAATAATACCCTCGCTTGGAGAACCAATTGAAAGGCAAAAATATGAATAAATTTATTATATCTATGGTACTAGTTATTTCTATGTGTGTAGCAAGCCAAAGCTTTGCTAACCCTAAAAAAAGTGGGGTTGTTCCTGAACAAGAACACCTTGAAATGTTGTACCCTACTGTTCTTGTAAGGTTAGGTAATGGGTCAGGGTCTGGGACGGTTATCTATTCTGAACAAAATGAAGAATTTGATTATGAAAGTTATGTTTTAACCAATTGGCATGTAGTTCAAAACTATGTACAATTGAACAAAGTTTGGAACTCTGAGAAAAAAGAACACATAGAGACAGAGAATAGACGGCCTGTAAACATTGATTTGTGGGAATACAATAATTTTAGTATAGCGGTAGGAACTATTGGTAGGATTGCTAATATTGTAGCTTACGATAAAAGTAGGGATTTGGCTTTGCTACAGGTAGAAGATACAGAACGCCAGATGCCACATGTAGCTAAAATATATCCAGAAGATAAAGATGACGGTCCTTGGATTTTTCAAACAGTCTACGCTGTTGGAGCAGGGTTAGGTAAGCCCCCTTTTCCGACAATGGGATTACTATCTGGTT